CCGTTGCGGCGGTTGCGCAGCGCGTCATCCATCGCGCAATACACAGTCCACGCCTCGTCTGCTGTTAGTTTAATTGCCATCAGCTTTCTCCTTCCGCATCGCTACTTGGTCCTCGGTCCCGCGCCGTGCCGCACGGTTGACCGTCTGCTCGCTCACACCCAGCGCCCTAGCTGCAGCAGCGCGGCTCTCGTAGGTCACGCCGCGGATCGTCACTGGCTTGCGCTGGCGCTTCTGGTACTCACCCAGCCCTCGTCCTTCATTTGGCATTCTTGGTTTTCTCCTCTCGGTTCTTGGTCCATGGTTCTTTCGACAACGTCACCGGAGCGACGTCGCCATTGCGCTTGCGCGCGTTCTTCGATGCAGCCAGACGCGCGCCCAATGTGATGGGCTTGGAACGCTGGCGGTGCTTGTGCATGGGGGCGGTCAATCCGTGTCCCCCTTCCAGCGGAGGTGCTCGTTCACGCCAAGGTTAAACAAAAGCTCCCGCCGCAGCTCGGCAATGCCGTTGATCATGGTGTCCACCCCGGCAGCGCGCGGCTCCAGCAAACCATCCAAGCGCTCGATGATGTAATGCATGCAAACACGGTCATCCATCGCAGCACCCCTACCAACTGGCCTGATAGAAGACAGAACGCCACACGTCGTCACGGTCCTCGTCCAGCCAATCCGCCGCTCGGTCAAAGACTGCAGCGTGCTCGGCCCCCGCAGCTCGGTCCTCGGCCCACATCTCAGGTGAGCCAAAGAAGAAACCGTGGCTGTCCTCGTCAGCAGGGAGGTCGTTGTTGCGCAGCGCATCAGCGATGCTGCGAAGCTCGTCAGAGTCCAACGGAATCTCCTTGCAGTCGTCCACGCCCGGTGTGTAGGTGTTGGTGATGTGGCAGTGCAGCGGGCCATGCTTGCGCCAGTACCCAAGATCCAGACGATAGCTCGTCACCTCGTAGCCATCGCGCTTCGGTCGGTTGTTCTCTCTCCAAGAGGGAACGAACTCATCGCCAATCAAATACATGTCCAGTCCCATTATGCTACGTCCTCCAGCCAGTGTGGTTCAGATGCAGCGGTGATCTCCGCAACAGCCCAGCAATGCAGCTTGTCCAAAGTCAGCAGCTCCTGCTCGACAAAGCGGCCAGCCTCGGCCCGCGTTTCAAAAATTTGGAAGACGTCTTCGAAATAAATGTCAGGCAATGCCCCCGCATCTTTCGGGCCATGGTTCAGGGTGTAGGCACATAGGTACATCAGTAGATCCTTTCTGGTTCAGTTGTTGATTACTTACAAGTACACGAGGGTGGGGGGTTGGTCAAGGGGGAATGATAGGGCCTCGGTCCCCGGTCCCGGTCCTGGTTTTTCTTTATATACCCCCCCCCCCCTGAGATTTTGTGTTTTGAAAAAAAAATTTTCAAATTTCTTGTATTCTTGTATGCACTATACTTTTGCGCCGTGTAAGCGCCTGTATTGTAGAAGAAAAACATGAATACGGTATACTTTCGAGAAGTGTATTCTGCATACACCCAAAGTGTATGCAGGGGGCATCATTTCAATTTTCTCAGACAGCCCATGGTTCATTTTTGATTTTTGCGTAAGGTCAAATCCCATGTGGGGGGGGGGTATATATAGGAAACTCGCGGCCGCAGGTTTGAATTGCAACTCGGCTTGTTGTAAAGTAACAAGTGCACAAACAGGAGGTTCGCATGCCTGCATCTAAAAAGATCGAAGAAATCGAAGACAAACATTCCCGAGTCCTGACCGCCCGGCAGCAGACTTTTGCCCGGCATATAGCGGAGGGGATCTATTCCAACACCGAGTGCGCACGCAAAGCCGGGTACGCCCCAGACACAGCCCACATGTACGCCTCAAAGCTTTTGAACGGCCGCGACTACCCGCATGTGCTGGAGTACGTACAGGAGCTGCGTGAGGAGCGTGAGCGCAAGTATGGGGTCACCCTCATCGGACAGCTTCAACGGCTCTCTGAGCTGTCCCGTAGCGCCGAGGACGCCAATCAATTCTCTGCTGCTATCAACGCCGAGAAGATTCGCTCTGCGCTGGGCGGTCTGACCATCGACAGACGCGAGACCATCAACACGCTGGACCAGATGTCGCGCGACGAGATCACAGCCCGCTTGGCTGCGCTGCAGAAACAATACCCGCAGGCTTTCCAGATCGACAGCAAGGTCGAAGATGCTGAGGTGATCGAGCCTTTGGCTATCGACCAAGAGGGCGCCAGATAGTGGCTGGCCCCGAGGCAAACTTCTGGTCGCAGATCCGACGCAACATGCCGAAAGATTGCTTTGCCACCCGCATTGAGAACCGTGCGGGCGGTGGTTTTCCGGACGTTGACATGCTGCTCGGCGGCTTTCCATTGAAGATCGAACTCAAGATAAGCAAAAGCGATAGAGCAAATCTATCACCTCATCAGATCGCGTGGCATACAGCCTATAACGCCCACGGCGGTCCATCGTTTTTCTTGATAAAGACCCCCGGTCCCCATCAGTTTTATTTATATCCGGGGTCCATGGCCGTGGATCTGCACCATTTTCCCCTGTCCGAGGTGCAAGGATCGCGGTTCGCGGACCTTGGTTCGATGTTCTGCGCCCTGCGCGTTGCGGTCATTGATCATTATCGGCGTGCCCTGCGCGCTGTTGATTGATTTTTTCTATCGATGCGCCCTGCGCGTTGTCCTGCGCCCTGCGCGTTTTGGTTCATGATTGCGCCAGCAATGGCGAAAGAAAAGGGGGCCGTGGCCCCCGGTCCTAGAATGTTTCCCCTGTTTCTTCGCCCCAATGCCTGCGATCTGCCAGGCGCTGGCCCCCTCTGTTGTATTCTGCGCCGCAATCACACTCGTTTGCCCAGCTGTTGCAACAGTAGACCTTTTTTCCGCAGTCGCATTGGACTAGCGGAAAGGTGATTGGGCCGTTGGCCCAATCCTCTGTGATGTAATCAACAATTTTGCTCATGATTAGTGCTCCTCGTATTGAATGCAGAGGTTCAAGACCTCTGCGCCGTTGTCCTGCGCCAGTAGTGCGATAGCGCCCTCCGGCGTGGGGTGCGTCTTACCGCACCCGAAGTTGTCCGCGCTGGCGTAGTATAAGCGGCCCTCCGGCCGTTCGTCTGCGCTTACCCGGAACAAATGCTGCCCATCCCAACGGCTCCCCTTTACGGGGTGCCGGGTTTTTACTGCATAATAGGTGCGATTCCACATGATTAGTGCTCCACGATTGCGATTGATTTTGCAGCGGTGCCGCCCTTGCAAAGCTTGCAAGCGGTGCATTGAACGCGGCGCCCCGCCTCTTTTGATGCCGGGCAAAGCGCCTCATTGTTGGGGTCAAGGTGGCCAAGTTCCGCGATAACGCGGAACGTGCGGCGCCCGGCCTTCCAGTGCAACACGGCGCTGTGGTAATCGTCGGCGCTTTGCATGGCAATATCTGGCCGCCACCCGCTCTGGTGGCTGTAAGCGGTCCACGTGCTGGCCTCTGATAGCAGTTCATCCCACACGGCCGATGGCACGGCGCCGGGGTCACCGTAGGTGCCGACGCGCACAAAGCGGCCGCGGCCCATGTCACGCGCGCTGCCCGGCTGGTATACGCCGCGCTGGTATGCGCGCCACACAATCAAAACGCCCTGGCCTAAGTTCACATAGCAGCGGCGCCCCTTGGCTTGCTTGCGCGCGGGGTCATCGGTCGGGGTGCCGCGCATGACACAATCGCCGCAGATGCTGTAATCTGCACCGGTTTTGCTTGCTTCAAGCGGATTGATGTCTGCGCACAGTATGTATGTCTGCACGACGTGCCCGGTCTTAGAGTTGCGCTTTGAATACGTGGCCACGACCACGATCGGCTTGCCATCCAATAAGCTTGGCCCGTTGTAGATGATAGCGTGTTGCATGTCAGATCCTCTGGTTAAAATGGGCGGAATTGCCCAACGAAATGTTAGCAGATTTCAAGCGGGGAACAAGTAAAAAGATCCGCGGCCCTGCGCGTCGGCCCTGCGCGTCGGCCCTGCGCCCTGCGCGCGGGCCTTTTTTTCTTTTTACACCACGCGCCCTGCGCGTCGGCCCTGCGCCCTGCGCGCGGGCCTTTTCTCTTTTATCCTTTCTAGTGAATAGCCCAGGCGCGTAGACCTCAATCTATCGGAGCGCCTGGGCGGGGTTGGTTAGTATATAACCTGGGCGCCATCGGCGCGGATGATCGAGCAGATCTCATAACTCGAGTCGGGCTCGATATCCTCGATCGCAAAAGCGGCTTCCATCAGCTGATCGATTGTCAGCTCAAGCCCTCCCTCGATCGCAGTAAGTATTGCGGGGCCGTCCACAATCCAGGTGATGTAGTATTTCATGGTCTATCCTTTCTGGTTAACGTGCCTGATGCACGGGATGCCGGCCGATCGCTCGGCCGGTCACCGGTGCATCATGCGTCAGCCAAGTATTCCTCGGGCGTGGGCAGGTCGACATAACCGGACCCTGGGCGATAGGCCTGGATCCACTCGGGGTCAGCGGCCACCAAGCGCCCATAGGACGTGACGTCACGCTTATAGGTATCGCCGCCCTCGAAGGATCCAAAGGTGGCCTCGCTCTTTGCGGCCACAAGCCAGCGCGCGTATGGATCTTTGGCCTCGCTACTGGGCTGTTTGTATGTCTTGACGATGTGCCAGGTGATACCTGGGCCCTGGTAAATCGCATAGGGCTTCATGGTCGGGCGCGATTTCGCGAATGGGTTTGGCATAGTCTGTCCTTTCTGGTTAACGTGCCCCGATTGTAATGGATCCACAACCGGGACACAAGTGTTTATGCGTCTTGGGTTTCAGGTTCGGTCAGCTTGGCCGCTAAGTTCCACGCCATCATTGCTGCGGTGATTAGGTGGATTCGATCCTCGCGTGGGTGCCGGTTGATCCAGTCCGTCAGGGCGTCCCAATCCTCGGGGGTGTGGAACATGTTGCTGGGTTTCAGTATCGCTTTCATAGTCTATCCTTTCTGG